AGTTTACGATTCTTGTTCTTAAAGTGTGCAAGACCTTTAGATGAAATCTGCAAATCATAAGCACCAGTGATAACTTTAGAGAGATTCTCTGTCTTGAAGAGGATACGATAAACATCACCATTACCAGTAGCAACAGTTAAGGAGTCGCTGTGTGCTGAATCGTTTTGTAAATCTAGTGTAGAGATACAAACATCAGTGCCATCACTCTCAATAGCAATATGTGGAGAACTCAAAACAGATGCTACACGATTAACCCATGTGAAATCTTCTTCAGACAATGCTAATGTGATTTCTGGTGTTGGAAGAACAATGTTCTTCTCTGGTGGTACCTTAATCATTGTAGGGTCACAGTAGCGATACTTGATTTTGCTACGACCTTTGTTGGAAACAATCTTGACCAACTTATCTTCAAATTCAATCGCAGGTGTTTCTTTACTCAGAGAGATTACAGAAAGAAAAGTGTTCAAGTCATAGATACCAAAGTCTTGAGGAAACGAATCATCAATAGTCGCCTCAGCAAGAATTGTTTTCTGTGAAGAAACGGTTCTCAGTACATTACCTTTTTTGAAGAAAAGACCCGAATTGATATTCGCATAATTCTTCAATACATCCATCGTGTTAGTGGACAATTTCATATTTAACTCCATTCAAAAATAACATTATAACAAACTATCTAAAAAATTGCAACATGCTTTTGACTTCATTGCCTAAGTCTTGCAAGGTGCCTTTATTGTCAATCACATAATTGAATTCAGAACCAATCCAGTCCCATTCTGATTTGCGAATGCATTTATCTGCCATACCCATGATTGCAGATGAGAAACCTTGATTGGCATCTTCTGCAAGAGAATACCATTCAGGTTCAGAACCTCTTCTTATTCGCACAACAACTCCATCATTGTCTTGAATGTATTTGATTTCATTTTGAAACCTAACATCAGTCACTACAACATCTTTGTTCTTTGCACGATTAAGAAGAGATATTACCCATAGGTCTTCGTGAAAGACATTCCTACCAGCCTCAGTTCCCATCAGTTGCAATGCTAGTCTTGGTGTGAATTCATATCCGAATTTTTCACTCCAATATGAATCAGACTTTTCACGCCAAGAACGGGAGACCTCGGTGTCACCTTCCAGTAACTCCCGAGGCCAACCGAACATTACGGCGACAGCATCCTTTAAAGGTTTTGCAAAAGAATCTTTTATAAAACCTTGTTCAACTAATAAGTCACCGACTGTACCTTTACCTGAACCTATGAAACCGACTAACCCAATAATCATAGTTTGCCGGTAAGTTCAGCTACTTTAGGCATGTCACCAGTGAAAGCATATGTTCCAATGTGTTGAGTTTTCATCCATGGACACAACCAAATCTCACCACCCATCTTACGCCACATTTGACAGAACATATAATCTTCTGAAAGATATCTGTCTGTACCACCACCAGTGATTGATTCTTTCGAATCGATTACTGTATCGAAGTAAGCATGAATGTATCTTGAACCATCAAAATTTGATTGCCCAACATGGTCTGGTTTGTATCTGATGTTTGGATATTCAACAGCCATCTTATCGAACACATGGCGTTTAACTAGCATGTAGCCAGTACCAATCTCCATCACCTCAAGTGGTTCTGTTACTTGAAACTGTGAAGTTCCTTTCACGACATTGAAAACATATTCACCAACAAGTTTCTCTAGTTCACGAGGATTCATGTTAGGATGTTTACGAGCCGCCTCTGCAACATTACCCCAATTGATAGATTTCTTTGGGTATGGTCCACCAATAACATCTTTATCTAATGCTAACAGTGCAACTACATCTTCTGGATTGTAGTGTACATCAGAATCGATAAAAAGTAAGTGTGTGTAACCTGAGCGAAGAAATTCATCTACCAAATAATTTCTTGCACGAGTGATTAGTGATTCATTGAACAGAAAAGAAAATTTGGTTTCAATTCCATATTTACCTAATGTAGATTGTAAGTCTAAACAGGATTTAATATACATCCCATGAGCCATACCTCCATACATTGGTGTTGCAATGAACACTTTGTGATTTTTCAAATCTTCAACTTTAACTTGTATTTCCATAATGTTCCTATGATAAAAAGAGGTGTCACTTTTATGTATGTGACACCTCTTTTATTTTCAGGCTTTTTTAGGCAAAAGCACTAGAACCCATAACTGCATATGCAGTTGCAACCATAGCACGAGTTGGATTACCCAAACGGTATGCGGTACCGTTTTTAGTTTTGTTGGTATAGATGCTGTAACCTTCTGCACGGAGTTCTTGAACACGAGCAGGCAATCTAGCAACACCAAAGCGTTTTTGCGCCTCGGTTTCAGTCAGGGATTTACCTGTGCTGAAAAACTGTACCAATTTTTCGTTTTGTGATTTAGTCATAATTAACCTCATTAATGTAAGTCGCAATTTTCAAAGTATAACCTGAGAGGCGACATATCTCTCAAGATTCTAATATTATAATAGAAAAAGACCCTCTTGTCAAGGGTCTTTTCGGTTAAGGTGTTTTGTTTACCTTAGAAAGGAACTTCATCACCTTTGTATGAAGGTGCAGTTGCCGTCACTTCAGGCACGGTGTTAGCCACACTCACGCTTGCATCTACTTTGGTATACAAGTCAAGAAAGGATGCTTTCGTATCTTCATCGAAACGATTCAGGCAATACTGAATTGCTTTGAGTCGGTCACCAAAGATGCCATATGCTTTCGCAATATGCACAAGACGGCGAGTGGAAATCACTTCATCACAACCACCATCTTCAAATGTTTTGCGAATTGCATCAGCCCATGTAACAAGGTTGTCAGCAAATTCATCATCGGCACGACCTTCACTCGCCAATTCTTTCTTAACGATTTTCTTTTCTACAGTGTTAGGAGCCCAACCTTGTTCGAAGGTAATTGGGAATCGTTCAAGGAAGGCTTCGTTCAGAACATTGGTGAACATGAAACGACCATCATCTGAACCTTTACCTTTTGTATTTGCAGTAGCAATGATAGTGAAACCTGCGGCTGGCGCAATCACTTCATTTTTCTTCTTCAAAAGAAACGGCTTACCTTCAAGGACACGCTGAAGGCATGAAAGGTTCTGAGCACCATAGTCAATTTCATCGATACACAAAACGGCACCTTGGCGAGCCGCAACAGTCACAGGACCATCACGCCATACCATCTCACCATTCATAAGAACATAGTTACCGAGCAAATCACTTTCATCGGTTTCAGGCGTCATTGAAATACAAACGAATTTGCGTTTCAGTTTAGCACACACTTGTTCAACGGACATGGTCTTGCCGTTACCAGATTGACCAGTGATAAACACAGGATAGAATTTATTCGAACCGATGATACGATTCAAATCTTCAAAGTTACCAAAAGGAACATAATTTGAATACAGAGTAGGAACCAGATTCATCTGTTCCATGTCAGTGACAAGGTTTGTAATTTTTTGCATTGTGCTAGGTGCAGGTGATTGTACTGGCATCTGCAAAACTTGTGCAGTCAGATTCACTTTGGCAGTGGATGCTGGAGCCACAATCGTATTAGGAACTTTATACAAACCACGACCAAGGCGGTTCTCTTCTTCTTTTGTGAACCACTGAGGAACTTTCATTCCGTTGGCATCACAAATTGTTACTATTTCTTTAATTGTGATACTGGTCTGACCAGTAGCGGCAATCAAACTCAAAAACTTATTACGGTTATCACTTCTAGACATAATAAAAACCTTTCAACATCAACTAATCAAACTACAGTATAACTCAAAACCTACCTTTTGTCAAGTCTTTTTTTGTTGTATTTTTACAACACTGCAACTTGGTCGATAAATTTTGAGACAAGAACACGGCTCACTTGTTTCTTTTTAGAGAATTTCATAAAAGCGGTAGCAAGTTTATTGGAAGTAACCTTACCTTCAACTTCAATAGAATTTTCTTCAACAGCCAATTCAGAGCCACCAGGAATCAAATAGAAACGGTTGTAGCCTTTTGTATATGATTCAATAAACTTTTGCTTACGCATCAGTTTACCCAATTCACTAGCCTTCTCTTGTCTTTGTTGATACTCATGTTCTGGAACATAACCATCTTTAAACAAAGTCTCACCTTTTTCATTGGCATAGTATCTGTACACTGCATTTTTAACGGCGCTAGTTTTTGGTGATGTTATGTAGAAACCAACAACTTTTGAATTGGTAGTCACTTGTAACATTTCCATAAGGCTAGCAGTCATGCCACGATAATCACGATTGTCAACTTTAATCTGCATTTTGCTTTTTGACTCACGCAAAATAACATTATCACTTGACCTGAAGTTTTTCAAATGAGAACCATCGTGAACATGGTTGCATGAATCAGAATCACCATCATGCAAAATAACAATGTTTGAAATTTCAATATTGTTCACTTTGTTAAAATTCTCAACAACTGGTTTCAATGCAACCAAAGCGGCATTCAAAGGAGTATTCGACAATGATTCACTTTCTGGTATACGAAGACTATTACGATAACCATTCGACTTTGTATACGAATGCATCAACATTACCATAGCAATCATTGCTTTATTAAAGTCGGAAGCACTCATGCGAGAATTAATCATCTCACGCAAGAAAACAGTACTCAGAGCCAAGTCACCATTATTGCTGGTGAATTGTTTGTTAGTGTTTCTATCGTAAATGTCAATATTTGGAAAATCTAATTTACGAACACTAGTCTCATCACCGAAACCATATGCAACAAAAGGAATATTCACTTTGCGGCAGAAGGAAACTAGAATCAACAATTGTTCAATAGTGCCAGCCATGTTTTCATACATAGAACCAGACTTGTCAATCAACATCACTAAACCATGAGACTTGCCTTTTGGCACTCTCATAACCTTACGAAAGATTTGGTCATCAATTTTGTAATTGTAGACTTTGCTGATATCGATATCACCAGTGTTCGACAATTTAGATTTAGAGAATGATTTTGCGGCTTTACGCATTTCAAATTCTTTAGCCAACAGACCAATGTATCTGTCATTCTTGGCACGGAATTCATTCAACAATTTTTGACCACTCAGATTAGGATAGCAATCTGAGTAGTGATTCAAAATCTGTTCATTAACTCGCTTGGCAGGTGTAACAATCTTATCCAAGTTTGCAGTTGGAACATTTGCATACACATACTGTTTAGATTTTTCATCTAACAGTGAATTTTCATTACGGCGAAACTCTTCATCAGTTTTGCAAACTGGTTGCTTATAAGATTCAGCAGATTCTTTATAACGATTAATGGCGGCGCCAACATCAGAGTCTTCAGATTCAGAATCATTTTCTTCATCGGAAGATTCATCAAATTCATAATCACCATTGCCAGAAGTATCGGCATCAGATTTATCAGTGCCATCATTATCTTCAGAGTCGGAATCACTTTCAGTAGAACCACCAAAATCTTCTTCAGGTTCATCATAATCAAAATCATCATTGCTGAGTTCGGAATCAGATTCTTCACCTT